CGTTCTCGAAAAGGTCTGCAAAAAAGTCAACGGAATCTTGAAATGCTTGCTCGCTCTTTTCTTTAAACTCTTCAGCAAATGGCTCGACTACGTTGCCGACCAACACATCTTTATACTTTGCAGCCATCTCTGGCGTTATCAGATTTGCTTCGATATATGGAGCCAGCTTTTGGTCAACAGTTATCTTGGTAACCTGGGTTAGTAAGTCAGAGTATTTTTGAAAGTCTTGGGTATTTAAACTGTCGATGGATTTCTTCAATCCTTCATGAATTTCGCCGCTAACAATATCAATGCGGAGGTCAGTCAATCCCTTCTTTAAATCATCCAGTTTCTTGGCAGCTTTTTCGGCTTCGTCGGCTGTGTTGCCCAGATTGTAAGCAGCTTTCGGCGAAGTTTTGTTAAATGTTTCAATGCCACCATTAACTCTTGCCAGTGCTTCATCTAGAATTTTTTGTGCACTCGCGTCACCTGCTGTAGCCTCTTTCAAAGCCTCCAACTTGGCTTTCATTTGATTCATGGTGCCGATGGTAACCGCACCATTTGCTTCAAACTCTTTTGTTCCTTGCTTAGTTAGTCGTACAAATTCTTCCTGGAGTTGGTTTACCTCCTTTTGCTTTTCAACCTGTGCTTGTTGAACTTGAATTTGTTTTACAATTTGGTCAGTTAGCGCAAAATTGAAACCGGTTTGCGCAAGCACTTTTAACCGCGTGATGTCGTCAGCTAAGAGATGAAATCCGGCTGAAAGAACTGGAATTACATGCGCTGCTAGGTTTACGAAATGCCCGGCCAAAGTAGCCATGTCTTGGCCCAGTTGCTTGGCATCGACATTTGTCAGGGCAATTTGAAGGTTATCCAGCGAAGTGCGGAGAAAATCATTGTCATTAATTACAGCGCCCAGGTCTGTTGTTAAGTCGGCCCAGGCAGTACTAACCTTTACAACACTATTAGCAACCGAATCTTGTACCGGGGCTAGCTCAGCGTTTTTCTTGCGTAGTGCTTCTAGCACCTGCTCCAATGACGCGCCCTTTTCCAGGAAGATACCGAACGACTTCAACCCTTTTGCACTACCCGTGGCCAATGCTTGGGTTAATGTTTCAATAGATTCTTTCGCGTCCTTCCCATTGGCTTCCGCAAAACGGGTGGCTAGTTCGGTAACTAAAGCAAAATTCTTTTCGGTGGCAGGAAACCCTGCGTTTAAAAGTTTGATTCCGTTGTGTAATAAATCGAGCTGCGTAACCATCCCGGCAGAAGCTTGGGTGGCAGCTTGCAAAGCACCCTCTGTTCCCCCAAAGCGTTCAAATTGGTCGCGAGCATCCCCTAGCTTATCCCCCGCGTCGGCCAGCTCTAAAATCTGCGCCGTGAATTTCTTCATCGACAGAACAGCGGTAGCCCCCAGCCCAACGCCAATTGCCGTTCCAAGGTTGCGTCCTATGGCAGTAAATTTCTTCTCGAATCCAGCTACTCCCCGCGCAGCCTTGTCCATGTCCTGGCCAAGTTTTTCAAAAGTTGCGCGTAGCTCTATCGCTAGTGATTCAATTACGGTTGCCATCCATTACCTCTTTTGAAAATGCAGGCATTACAAAGGTCTGCCAATATTGATGCATCTGTTCGGGGGTTTGTGTCTGCTCGATTTCCATCCCATATTTTGGCATAAAATCTTCGGCTTTAAATGGTCGCTGCGTCTTGCCACGATGACAGTTTGCCACCGTGGAAGCCACTATTCCCGGTCCTAGGTCTTTGTTTTTCCGGTCAATGTCGTATCTTTCCGACAGCATAGCGAATTGTAGAGGAGTGAGCGACCAGAAATCTTCTTCGCGCAAGCCAAAATCGAACAGAGCTATGGCTAAAAGCTCTAGAAAATCAATGTCTTTTTTGCCGGAGCTGCGCCTTAGCTTTTTTTTTGTTCGCCAGCCAGTATCGCTGTGGCATTAGCGTAGGCTATCTCGATGATAGGTTTTATCTTAGCCGGGTACTTTTGAATCAACTCCCCTGCCCCTTCCAAGGTCAGATTTGGGTCGTCAGTTCGCAGAGTTGCCCATACCAGAGCACGAAATTCATTGGCTGTTGGCTTAACCCATACTTCGCGGTCAAATAGACAGTTTTACCCGTCACTTTCTCGAACTCGCAAAGCGCGTTCATGTCAAAACACGCTTTCCGCAGGCGGTCTAGCTCCACCTCTACCTGCGGTTTGGCGTTTGCAGCATTACTCATTTTGGCACCTGTTCAGAGTTTACGAAGCTGTTATAGGTCCTGTGATTTTAATTGTTGCCGTACCTGTCATCTTATCATCAATGGCGGCTGAAACGTCAAAAGAAGTTACATACCCACTGAACGAATAAGTGTTTGGGGTCGTGGTATTAGGAAATACCAGTTTCCAATTTCTCTTAGTTCGGTTCGCCCTGTCTGTTTCCAAACCACTCTGTGATGCCGTACCAGGTAAGAAGTTTACATCGAACTGAACCTCTCCTGAATCAAGCAATGATGGCAGATATTCTCGATGCGTATTGGGCGACTCCATATGGGTTGCGTCAATCAGTTCGAGTGTTCTGCCATTCAAAGCCACATTCACAACCTCGGCCACGGTTGTAAACACCTCTGTACCGTCCGTTCCACCGGAGGTTGCGGTAACTGTGCGTGCTGTGATGGTACCAGACCCGTCACCCGGAGTTGCTCCGAAATCGGCTTGCCAATATTGGTCGAACACTGACTGCTGTTCTAGGTTTGCTATGACCTGCGCGACGGTTGCTGTCGTCGGAACTGTGATTGAAATTTCACTGGAAGTAAGAATGGTATAAACATATGACGAGCCAGACACAACAACGGTAATGTTCTTACCGTTACCAGCGGTACCAGCCACTCCCCACTTGATTCTGATTTTAGCGTTACCGCTACCCCATTCAACGTTTGCCTGGGTGCCAGCACCAACTCCACCGTCTCCTCGCTTCAGCAAGGTTCCGAATCCTGACGTTCCTACAGTTGCAGCCATTTTATCTCTCCTGTGTTAAGTTGGTATGTCTTCGTTGTGATGCACCAAAAATTCCATCAGCACCCGAAATTCTGCTGCATCATCTTCATATAAATCTTGGTCACCTAAGTAATTTATACCTTGTATCGTGGTGCCAGAAAAGGTGCCTTTATACCCTTGTAACGCCATCCTTACCTGTTCCGCAACTGCTTTAACTTCGGGGTAGGTTTTGGCCCAGGCGTCAACCTGAAACCTTGCGAAAGCTAAGGCAGAACTGCCCGTCATGGATTCGACCCGTTGGCCGTACACTCGAAAATAAGTTACTGCCGGTAATACTGCGCCAGCCGGTTTTTTGACATAGAAGATTCGGCTGGCTGGAACTAGAGCATTAAGTCCAGCGTGGTTGGATAGTCGGTTGTAAAGTACCTCTTCCGATAGGGCCACTATTTCTTCGCCTCTTCCGCTAGTCGGTCCTTAATCTTATCAGAGAAAATTTTCACTAAAGCGTCCTTTTCTTGCATAAAAGCTGGGCGCATAAAAGGTCGTGCAGCCTTCTGAGATGTGCCCTGCTCGATAAAACGTGCATATCCCACACCGGCCACAACTTTGGCAGCTATCTCACGATTCTTGGACCTGCCTCCGCTGTCTTTGGACTTAATGGAACGTCGCAGCCGGCCAGTGGCTACCGGAGCTTTTGCCCTCACGGCATCGCGCAAATGAGCAGCCATAGCACGAACTGCTGACTTTAAAATATTTTTGGCAATGCGGTCGGGCAGGCCTCTGAGTTTTGCTCGCAGTTCAGCCGCATTTTGTAGCTTAACTTGAATAGCCATCAGTCCAGCGCCTCGGCTAAAATCATTATCTCCCGATTACGGCCAAGATATTCGACACCCAGAATCTTCCAAAACTTTGAAAGGTAATTCACTCTCATTTTGTCCGTTAGGTTCGGAAGGTACCGAATCCGAAATTTACTTGTTCTCACCGAATAACGTTGGTCAGAAGTAAAACGCTCGCGTGCGGTCATTGGAATTTCTTCAGCCCAAACTGTTGCGAAAGTTGACCATGACTCAGACTGGCCACCGCCAAACCCGTCATTTGATAGGGTTACTT